GTTTATACCTAGTCAGTCGAATTTAGTTTCTAGCTAGTTTGGCTTATTGTAATGGAGCCTACGTATGGTACATGGTTCCGTTACGTGCTGGGCGCTAGTACCCCAGTGCGTATTCCGAACAGCCTACTGTTCGTACATGCCTTATGATTTGTTTTTGTTCGTTTTTATTCCTTTCCGATATAAAGGTTTACGTTTTTATACTTTTGTGCGTTAACAAAAGGGGTTGGAGGAGTGGAATTGCCCTTGACCGGGCAGAAACATATTGTAGATAATATGGCCAGAAGATGGAGATTGGCACCATCACCGATAGAAAGACCTTATTTCTACTACAGGTTAAAAAATAAATAAAAAATATTTACATGATATATAGTTTGAGAGATAACTGTTATCCCCTTGAGCTTTCTGATTCTTCTTGGAAGACTCTTGATTATTAGAACTATCCATAATGAGGAGGAGCAATTTCTGTAAAGGAGATTGTTCTCGTTAAAGACTCTAGACGTTCTTTCAAGTTTTCGAGAGTTTGTACAAGATTGAAGATGAAAGTTCTTGTTTAGCCATGGAAATGGCTCGGTCTGCGTGTAAGATCACGTAGGGTTTGTCCATCCCATATATGGACTAGTCCCAGAGACGATAAATCGGTGATTTTTAAAACAACGATTACTATGGCAGACTTATACTTGAATTTAACAGACTCTGACGATGAATATCTTACTCCTGTGGAGACGCCATGTGGGGCTATCCGCAGTGAGTTTAAAAACACCAGAAGCGAAATGAAGATATCCCCTCAAAGGGATTTTCCAAACACTTATAAGACTCCGCGTTCTACCCCGGAGATGAAAAAACACGATGCTTTCTTTGCGAAAATGAGGATATCTAAAAAATCCTCCCTTCGTCCAGAAAATGACCCAAATTCTTCTTATTCCAAAGGAGTCCGTCGGGCCAAGTTGAGACATCGTAAGAAAAAGAAAGCAGAGCGGGAGAAGAAATCTCGCTCTGATCGGAAAAACCGATCAAAAGCCAGGGAAAGAAAACCTTTTCCTGAACCTACAGCTAGAGATTACGATAGGTATAAGCGTTATCATTGCTCTTTTCATACAGAAAGTGATGTTGATGTTCCCATTGTAGATCTTATGGCTACGTTGTATTCTACAGACTCACTTCGAATTAAATTGCCTTTACTATTGCGAAAGGTGGTGCTTTATAAAGATCACCTCTTACCTTTATTGGGTGGGAGCGAAGATCTCTATGATCGTTTAGTACAATTTATTACAGATTGTTCTTCAACAAAGTTCAATTTTATATCTTTCCTTTCATTTGTGAAAGACAGTATTAGAGGAGTGGATAAAACCGCTCTTTTTGCATTACTTGGAGACATTCTACTTGTTATTAATGCGATTTGCACTTCGGAGGACTCCTTTATTATATTAGAGACAGTATTAGTTTGTATTAGATCGTATGTGCAACATAACGCATTAGACACCGCCAGTTCATATGCATCTTTTATACGTTCAATTATAATGAGACACACTGGTGGTACAGAATACACATCTGAATCTTTTTTCAGTGAGATTTCTGAAACAGTGGATGGCTTTGATCAGACCGACTTCTTTGAGACATTCTCTCTCATATGTAGTTCACTGTTATATCTACGTTTACTCCCTAAAGAATGGGAGGATTGGATAAATGAGCACATTCCAGTTATTGCCTTTGGCGCAAAAATTGTAGCTCTTAAAAAATTATCATCCGCTACATTTAAATTTCTACATATTATTTATGATTCCATTGAGAATGAGCGTTCTCTTTGGGATATCCTACTTGGAAATAGCGAATGTGCAGATTTGGTTAACCAATGCGATGACTTGCTATATTATAAGGATAAACTTCATACTGGATCATATTGTGATTCTAGGATGAGTGCTCCAGAATATTGTCGCAAAGCTGAACCTCTAATGCAACGCATGAAGGTTGCAAGTTCTTTGATTACTTCTAAGAAATCCAAAGAGCTTTTTAAGCGGAAGCTTCAAGTATTGAAGCAAAGCTATTATGACGCAAATATGTTAGTTGTGTCAGAACGGAGAGAGGCGCCCTTTTTCATCTATTTGTTTGGTCCTCCAGGAGTAGGAAAAGGTTTTTTGATAGACATGATCCTACAAGTTTATTGTCGG